GTTCGCTGGCGCCAATGACTGGATGGGCATTGAGCAACAGCCCCAGCAATTCCACATGATGAAGGCTGGCGAGATGCCTCGTCAGCAACAGCAACAGAGCGGGCTCGGTTCAGCCTTGCAGGGCGCAAGCGCGCTCAAGTCAGGCAAAAGCGCATATGACTGGGCGGCGAAGCAGCTCTCCGGGGAGGCCTCTCCAACGGCTATGAGCAGCACGTCTACAGAAGCTGGTGGCCTCGCTGGCGCCGCTGAAGCCCCCGGAGCCGCAGTCGCCGAAACCGCTGCCGGTGCAGCCCCTGTGGCCGAGACCGCGACTGGCGCCATTGCCGGTGCGGCCCCCGAGGCGCTCACGGGCGCCGTGACTGGCGGTGTCGATGCCGCAGCCTCGACTGCCGCCCCTCTCTTCGCATCCGGCCTTGACGCGGCTGGCATGGCTGGCGGCTTGGCTGGCGCGGGCGAAACCGCAGCCCTCTTGGGAACCGGCGCAGAAGCCCTCACTGCGGGCGCGGGCCTTATGGAGGCGCTTGGCCCACTGGCGTTCCTCGGTTTCTCTGACGAGCGGATGAAGCACGACATCAAGAAGGTTGGCAAACTCTTCGACGGCCAGCCCGTCTATCGCTTCGCCTACAATGGCGATGACAAGACGCAGATGGGGCTCCTCGCTCAGAAGGTTGAGAAAATTCACCCGGACGCCGTTGGCCTTGCTGGCGGCATGAAGATGGTGGATTACAAGAAGGCGACCGACAAGGCGGCACAGCGCCGCCATTTTCAGACCGCAGCTAATGTTCCTGTCATTGTAGATGGAGAGGTTCAGACATCTACTGAGCGTCAAGATCCTGATACCCCTCCGGTTCCGAAGCCCACCCCCGGATTGGGCACGGTTGAAGAGAAGCCTGTGCTGACGGTTGTGCCCCGCGAGGCAATCCCGGACAATGCCAGCAACAGGATGCCCGCCAGACCGCCCAAGGCTGTCGAGCCTCGTCAGCCCGCAGAGAAGCCCTTCATTCCTAGCCTTGAGGGTCTGGGCGCTGCGGCTAAAAGCACCTTGTCGTCCGATAATTTCTGGGTTCCCGCGCTCACCGGCATTGGCTCAATGTTGGCCTCCCCCAACAAGACGCTCCTTGGCGCCGTTGGGTCTGGCCTCGTTGGTGGCGCTGGCGCCTATGGCGAGATGCAGAAGCTGGACAACCAGCAAGCCCAGCAGCGTCTCGCAGCCCTCAAGGGCCGCTTCGTTGGCCCGACGCTTGTCGGCGACAAGATGGTTTACCGCGACACTTGGACAGGTAGGAACGTCGATCAGTCGCAGTATGCCGAACTTGTTTCGCAGCACCTCACTGGCAAGACGCCCGGCGCTCCGTCTCCTGCGGCAGTCGGAACTGCGCGTGACGTTATCGCCGAGGGGGCGCCCAAGATCGAACGTCCTGCGGCGGATACCAGCCAAACGACAGTTGTCACGCCTGATCAGGGTAATGCCGCCGCTGGCGCGGCAAAGCCTCCCGGCGGAACGGCTCTTCCTAAGCCGGGAGAGACGCCCCCCGAAAATGCTGCCGCTACCGGCACAGTACCCGCGCCGGGCGGAAACTTGATCGCAATGGATCAGGCCATGCTGGACAACGAGGATCTGTGGAAGGGTCTCCCCCCTCCCATGCGCCCCAAGGCGCTCCTCAATGAGGCCGCTGCCGCTGATATAGAAATCCGGCGCCTTGAAGGGCAGCGCAGGATGATTGAAAGTCAAGTTGGTGAAACTCCGCAGAGCAAAGCCATCACGGCGGACATCGCCAGCCTGCGCACTGAGCGAGAGGCCAAGGTTGCCCGCGCGCAGCAACAGATGACCCGCGCCACCGAACTGCAAAAGGAAGCGGCTGTGGCTGAGATCAAGCGCAAGTCCGAGGTCCAGCAACAGGCCGACATCGTTGAGCTTCTGCCGAGGAAGCAACAGCTTGAGCTGCAAGGCGAGATTGGCAGGCGTGGCAAGATTGACGAGATTGATCTCAAACAGAAGCAGGCCGAGGCTGACATCCAGCGTGACCGCGAGGTCCAAACCGCTCGCGATAAGCTGCCGATTGAGGAAGAGAGGGTTGCCTTCGACGCTAACGTCAAGCGTCAGGACGCCGCCTTGCAGAAGGCCGCAGCCGAGGCGAAGGAGGCTCAGATTGCAAGATCTCAGGCTCAAGCCGCTCTCAGCGTCATGTTCGACAAGAACGGCAAGGCTGTCATCAGTAGCGGGCCGCTCGGCACGAAGATTGCAAATGTCGCCGCCTACATGTCGCAGCTTGGCTTCAGCGACAAGTTCATTGAGGACTTCACCAATACGAAGCCCAGCAATGCGCAGGCGCTTGCCAAACTTCAGACAGCTATGGCCGCCGAAATTGCGCGGCTTGAATTTAACGGAGCCCCTGTTCGCCAGTCCGAGTTCCTGCAATTCCTGCAAACGACGCCCGGCGCCACCTTGCTGCCCGAAGCCTTCAAGTGGATCGTCGAAAAGACCATCATCCCGAAGACAGAGGCCAGCATCAACGCTTACAAGCGTGTCAAAGACTTCACGCCGGGCATTGGCAAGGGCACGAACATCGAGGGTGAACTCTTCGACTACTATGACCAGAACCCGTGGTTTAGGAAGGAAGAGCCTCGTCTCGGCGAGGAGCCTGCGCGCCGCACTCCAAACCGCGCTCAGGCCCCTGAACTTACAGACGAAGAAAAAGCACAGTTAGCGCAGGAAATTCGCCAGCGCCGCGCCTCGCAAGGAGCCCGATAATGGCCGAGAACCCCGCACCTCGTTTTGACTTCTCCAAGATGTCAGATGCGGAGCTGGCTCAATTTACTGACCAACTCCCCATCGCATCCAGACCAGTCGATTTCTCCAAGATGTCAGACGCAGAGCTGGCTCGATACGAGAATGCCCAGAAGCCGCTCGGCAACAAGCCGGGCGACACCCTGATGAGTGGCGCCCTCAAGGGTGGCGCGACCGCTGGCATTCAAGGCATTGGCGACATAACCGGCGGCATCGTCGGCAACCTTGGGCAGGCGTATGATGTCATCGCCGAGGCACCCTTCCGCGTTGGCGCGCACATCGTTGGGGCGTTTGGCGGTTTGCCCGGAGGCAAGAGCGGCGCTGATTTCATTAAAGAGTCCAAGAAGCTTGGAGAGAAATTTCAGAGCCCCGCAGAGCGCGCTGGGCATGTGAACCCCATCTTCGGCCTGCCCTTCCCCACGGGTGAAGGCGCCATGTCGCCGATCCTCAGTCGAACTGGTCAATATGAGCCAGAGAACGCTTACGGTCAGGCGGCCATGACCGGCGCGCGCACTGTAGTGGGGGCAGCGGCTCCGGGTGCTGCTTTTCGCGGATTGCGCGTAGCGTCTGAGGGGGCAACTCCTGCCAAGGTCGCTGCGCAAGCGGCCAAAGGAGCCATATCAACCGCTCCTATGGCTTTCGGCACCGGCGTTCTAGGTGATGTCGCCACGCAGTTTACCGGCGAGCCCATCGCGGGCATGGTGGCTGGCGCTGCGCCCATGCTTGCGCCAAAGTTCACACAGCCGATCAAGGATTACCTTGCGCCGACGAAGGCTAAGAAGGGTTCTCAAGAGGCACAGCGTCAGGCCGACATTGCCCTTACAGAACTTGCAGAGAACGCCGATAAGGCGCGCGCCGACGAACGCTTCCAACCCAATTACGTTCCCGACGAGCGTCCCACTCTGGGCGAAAAGACGGGTGATCGCGGCATTATTCAGGCGCAAAAAGCTTTCGAGGATACGTCGCCAGAGTTCGCTCGCGATCTTGAACGCCAACGTGGCGAGACCAATGTCGCCCGCAGGGAGATGCTGGGCGAGATGGCGCCCGAAAACGCCAATCAAATGGCGCCGACCGAGTTCTTTAACAATCGCGCCGCTCATATTGAAGCGCAGCATCAGGCCACTATTACCCGCCTTGAAAGGCAGGCGGAGAATGAAGCTAGAAATGTTCCCACCGGAATTGCCCCGGAAGCCGTTGGCGATACCATTCGCAGCAGGCTTGTAGAAGCAGAGATCGCTGCTGACAGGGCAACGAGCGCGATCTATGAGCCTCTTGCCAGAGAGGGCATCACCATTGTGGGGGCACCCGTTCGCGATGCGGCTGCGGCCATTGTACGCGATCTTGAGGGCACCAGAATGGCGAAGGCGCTGTCTGGCGAAGAAGCGGCCATATTTGAAAAAGCAGCTACGACCCTTGATGTGGAGAAATTTTCAGAGCTTCATGCTCTTGAGAAGCGCATCACCAATGAAGTGAGCCGCAACAAAAGGTCACCCGAAGGCGACCCAAACACCATCCACCGTCTGGGCGAACTGAAGACAGCCATCCGCGACGTGTTCAACAATGCTGCGGAGCATCAAGCCGCGCATGAGCAATCTCTTGTCGAGAGAGGCGCTATGCGCCCCGAAGAGACGCTCATGGCGCGCTTGCAGCGCGAGGCGGATGCTTTCATGGCTGAGAAGCGCGGGGAAACCCCCGAACCGCCTCCGGCTGAACGCCCCAACATGACCGCAGAGCAGGCGGAGCGGTTAAGGCAGGGCAAGGAGGCCCACGCCACCCAGATGGAAACCTATGAGCAAGGCCCCGTTGGTCAGGCTCTGGCCGATATTGGCTTCTCCGGTCAGTACAAGATGCCTGCATCGGGCATCCCCAAGATTGCCTTCTCCGCTGGCGACAAGGGCTACACCAACGTGCAGGCCTTCCTTCGCGCTGCCAATGGCGATCCAGCCGCCATCGCTGCCTTGCAGGACATGGCCATGATGCGCCTGCGCGAGCGCATGGGGCGCGACCGCGTCCTGTCGCCAGATGTCCTTGATGCTTGGAAGAGCCAGCATGCGAACGCTCTGCGCGCCCTTGATGAAGTGACGCCGGGTTTTTCCTCGCGCTTTGACAGCACCGCAACCGCCGTTAATGCCTTGGAGGATGCTCGCAGCTCCGGGAAGATCATGGTCGATCAAGCGACTAAGGGACCGGCGGCAAAGTTCCTCAAACTCACGGACCCGGAAGAGGTTACCCCCAAGGTCGGCTCAATGCTCAAGAGCGGCCCGACTGAGGTCAATCAGGTCTTGGATCTCGCTGGTCGAGATCCGAAAGTTGTGAATGGATTGCGAGCGGCTGGCGTCGATTACATGATGCGCGAGCTTTCCAATGCAGGGATGGCAGGCGGGGAGAACATCCTTTCAGGCGCCAAGCTCAACAAGTTCTTCGATGAGCATGCGGCGTCCATGCAGGCGCTCTATGGCAAGGAAGGCATGAAGAACATGCGCCTGCTCGCGGCCAGTTTGGACCGGACGCAGGAGGCCCTCTCGGCACAGAAGGTGGGTGGGTCAGACACTGCCCGCAATCTCAACTTCGCTGATCGCCTCAAGCTTGCCGTCAAGAACAAGGCGCCGCTGGCAGATCTGGCGATCTGGTATGAATTTATGAGCGGCGTCATTTCTGGCGACGTATTCAAGGCTGGCGCCTCCGCAGCGACGGCAGGGACGAAGGCACTGTTTGAGGCCGCCCGCACACGCGGCATCGGCAACATCAATGACCTGATCCATGAAGGCCTGCTTAATCCCGAGGTGGGCGGCGCCATGCTTCAGCGCGGCATTGACGCTAAGGGCCAGATTAAGGCGCAAGCCGTGCGCGATCTGACAAAGGCCCTTACCGTCAGGGGGCAAGCCACGACAGCCACCATTGGTGGCCAGCGCCAACAGGAGCGGCGTCTGGCGCCAGATGACGAAGAGCTTCCCCGCGAGCTTACTATCCCCGGCCCCGGCAACCGAACTGGCCGCGCCACCGGCGGCGCCGTCAACCTGATGGCGCTCTCCAAGGCCGCCAAGAAGCACGTCACGCAAAGCACTGAGGATCTCTTGAACGAGAGTGACGACACGGTCACCCGCGCCCTTGAGATCGCCAACCAGCACATCTGAGGGCTACCCGATGACCAGCAGCTACACGACAAACAAGAGCATCGAGAAGCCCGGCTACAACGACTACGCCTCCAGCCCCACGGGATGGTCGGCGCCAATCAATACTGACTGGGACATCATCGACGCTGCCTTCGGCGGCGTGACTGTCAAAAACCCGACAGGGGTGTCGGGAACTGTCGCGCTGGTGGCGAGCGAGTATCAGAAGCTGACCATCGTCTTCGGCACCAGCATCACCGGCGTGGCAACCCTGACGGCAAACATCATCTACACCATCCCGGCTGGGGTGGGCGGGAGCTGGGTCGTCTACAACAATACGACCGGCGCCTTTACGATCACGGTGCAGCAAGTGTCTGGCGGCGGCACAAGCATTGTTGTCCCGCAGGGCGGGCGTTCGATCATCTGGTCAGATGGAACCAACTTTGCCGCCCTGTCCGGTACGGGCAGCGACACTCAGGTCTTGTACAATTCAAGCGGCGCCATCACCGGCTCCGCCAACTTGACCTTCAACGGGACGACACTCACCGGGAACGCTCTGACGGCTACCAATGCAGTCACCGCAGGAACGTCCATCGTCGCGGGGACGACCATCACTGCTGGGACAACGGCGTCAGATAGCCTTGGCAATCTCAGGACTGTGCCTCCCAATGCCCAGACAGGCGCATATGTCCTCGCGTTGACGGACAGCGGAAAATACGTCTCGATCACCACTGGCGGTGTCACTGTCCCGCCTTCGTCAACGGTTGCTTTTGTTGCGGGACAAACTATCTCAATTTACAACAACAGCAGTGCAGACCAGATAATTACACAAGGGACTGGCGTAACAATGAAGTTGGCTGGAACTGCTACTACGGGGAACAGGACGCTGGCTCAGTATGGCCTTTGCACCATCCTTTGCACGGGAACAAACGCCTTTGTCGTTACTGGCGCTGGCGTATCATAATCCCTTCTTGGGCATGCCCTTGTAGCAGATCTTGTGATGCGTCTCGCAGTAGGAGCCCTTGAAGGTCTCTACCCCACAAAAAAGGGCGCCGAGATCATCATCGGCACCCGTCACATATCGGCAGGAGTAGAGGCGAAGCTCCAATATCGTCACCCCTAATATCTGTTGACCCTTCCCTTGATGGGGAAGGGTGTCATTGCATGATGAGATAAGATCATCCATGATCATGTCGCGCCTGTGGTTCCGTCCTTGGTGACGCAGGCGTTCGTAACGCATGACTTGCTCGCCCAAGGCCCCAAGCCAAGGGCGAGATTTTTTTCGTAGCGACGGATCGCATGCAGGACAGTCGTGTGGTCGCGGTGGCCCATTAGGCGCCCGATCTGCGAGAGAGAGAAGCCCAGTTCATACTTGAGGCGATATGCGGCCTCCTGACGGCACAGCACATATGCCGCGTCCCTGCTCTTGCTACGGAAGACCGTGGGCGGCATCCCGTGCTTGTCGGCCACCTCTGACAAGATCTTCCTCGCAGGGGTCTCAGTGGTCACGGGAGGGTTGTCGGCGGGCTCTACCGGCACGATCTCGATGACGACATCGGGGATGATCGGGGCGACGGGGAGATCCAGAGGGTCTGGGTATTTTTCAGGCTCTGGGTAGATGAGGCGAACTGCGGGCTCCTTCTTAATGGGGGCATCTAATCTGGCGCGGACGGCCTTGTAGTGTGCGTGAAGTTCTTCAAGCGTTTTCATTTTCATCTCCCAGTGCGTTGAGAATAATAGCATCAATTTCAGAGCTGAAGCGGTCGCGGCGATTGTTGACCTTGGCGATCTCTCGCAGTGCGTCTTCCACCTTGCGGAGCTTCCAATGCAGATCCCACGCATGCTCGCGCCACAGCTCGATGGACTTCTCTTGAAGGTCAACCATCAGTCCCCCCTGAAAATATCAGTCAACGCCGAGGCCATCATGTGGGTCATAACAACTATCACCCCGATCAGCATGAATAACACCCAAGCGAACAGGAAGAACTCCAAGACAGCGATCATGCTAACCTCCCCATGCGATGACGATGTTGATGCCGATCAGGAACGCCACGGCGCCGATCATCTTCATTTCTATGTTCATCACTTCACTCCTTTAATGGCGGCGTATCCGTGGCGCGTAATGCGCTCATGGATAGCCTCATCTTCGATATGTTCAAAAGCAATGGCGATGATGTACCCCATGTGCTTGTGAAAGTTGTCGATATAGTTCGCCGCCTCGATCCCGTCCGGGTTGATCAGGAACTCGCGCTTGGTGCGGTACTGAGGATCTACCAAGGTCTCGAACCGGCGAAGCTTGTTCTGTATGGTTTGCATGTCGATCTCCATATCAATGTTGGTGACGTCTTCACTCTGGAGTAAAGACGTCACTAATCCATTAACGCGGACACGCGGACACTGTACCATTTCGGGGCTACTTAGGGGGCAACCGACGGCCCGTCTTTTCAAGGAACGAGGTGTAGGGCACCGCGCACTCGTCTACGACATCCTTCGACGCCGGGGCCTCTTTTTTGGAAGGGAAACCGCATGCCTTCTCGACCGCCATCACGGCCTCGCTGATGCGGCCCTGATTGACGCCGTAGAGGGCGGCAATGTGGTGCTGGTGGACGCCATTGATCAGGCAGGCGTAGGCCGCCCTGAGCTTCTCATCGAAAGTTAATTCACGTTTTCCTGCGAACATCTTCTATCCCTCCTGTGTGTTGAGCTTGTTGACGAGGTCACGCATCTCGGCGTTGAGGGCAGCATTGGCCTGATCTGCCGCAACTGCGAACTCGCCAGCGAAGGCGAGATAGTTGATGCCGTCCGCGTAATTATCCACCTTGCCCGGCTGCGGCTTCATGCGGGCCAGCTTCACGCAGTGCAGGAACATGTTGGCCTGATAGGATGTCATTGTCATGCCCGTGATCAGCTCAAAGATCTGACACGCCCTGCCCGTGATGTCGTGGATGTTCCCATATTGCTGGTCGCGGTCGCGAAGGATGGCGATAGCCTCGCCGAGGATTTCCTTGTGGTCCATTTCAATTCTCCTATTTGCGGGTGATGAAGTCGATCTTGACCATTATGGCCGTGGCTGCTTCGCGAGACTTTTTCGCCTCGTTCGAAAGGTCGTTGTGTCTGACGACGAAGGCGTCGAGGCTCTTGTTGATCTCCTCCCAAAGGTCGCGCATGGCAGTGATGGATTTCTCAAGATCCTCCTTGGCCGCCGCCATCTTTGCGATTTCGTCATTGATGGCCTCGCCGCGCTCAGGTCCGAAGTTGTCTTCGCGAATGGTGCGAACCCAAGCCATCGGAACCTTCAAGCCTTCGGCGACACGCTTGTCGTCATACTGGGCCTCGTAGCCTCTGGTCTCGTCGAGGTAGTGCATGTCGATTTCGGCGAAGATGATGCGACGATCTTCCTTCGTCATTTCCTGCGGTATCTTCGGGTCGAAATTCATTTCATTCACTCCATCATTCAATAAGGGCTTGGGTTCAACCACTACGGGCGCCAGTTCATTCACTATGGGGTCGGGCAGGGGTTTAAGCTTCAAGGTCAGCTTCTTGCTAAAGAAGCTTTTGAGGTCGCTCTCGGCGATGACGAAGGCGCCCACTTCATTCTTGATGCACTTCAGGCGCCCATTTCGGATATTTTCATAGATGCGGTACATCGACGCGAAATTGGCATCGACGGCTTCTTTCACGGTGAGAAGCTTTTCCACGGGCGTCTCCTGCGCGGTAGTAAATTCTGGCACTGCGTCAGTCTGGGGAGCCTCCTCCGCCATGTGATTTTCGTAGAGCTTACCCAGATCCGCCAGATTAAATGTGATCGGCGTCACAGTGGCGCTTGGCTGTTTGCGGCCAATCTTGTTTGCCGCCACGCAGATGTTGCAGAGGTCGTCTCCGAGGCGGTTCCCGACAGCCCATCCGCGCTGCCGAAATTTCTTTGCCGAGACTTCAGGTGGAAGGGTTCCCGATAGAGATGCTGCGGAAACCTTGTCTGTCTTGCCGCACTGTCGGCAGACTATCTTGTAGGCGGACGTTCTGTGGCCGCCATCAAGGGTCGATCTCACGAAACTTCTGTTCATATCCATCTCCATTTTTAATGAACCGCCCTTTGTGGGCAGTGGTGACAATGCCGAGTTCTTTGACTTTTCCAACGACGCGATAATTGAGCGCAGTGAACCCGACTGAGTAGTAGGGATCGACGCCCAGTGGCGCTTCCGTATTGCGATAGAACTCTTCGACAAGGACGAACTCGCTTTTCTCCAGAGCCGTGCAGAACTCGGCAAGGTTCTTGGCAGGATGCTCACATGTAATCTGGTGAATGGGGCCTCCGCGATGGGAGGGCATGTTCATCGTGAGCAAAAATTTCAACGTCACTCTCCAGTTGGTGGTGGGGCGAGCGTGAGCCCGCCCCGGTTTGATTAACCGAAGTCTTCATCCTCGGCAGGAGCCGCCGCCTTCGGTGCGGGAGGCGCAGCGCGCGTCGAGCCGGTGGAAGGCGGAGACTTCGCATTCATGGCGGGCTGGATGAACTTGTCAGCCTGCGGCGCAGCCGTCTCGTTCAAGCCGCTGGGGCGCTTAACCCACCCTGCGATCTTGAAGATAGGCTGATAGTTCGTGGACTTCTTCGCCCCCGAACCGCTCTCAATGGGGATCGTGTCCTCAAGGACGACGACAGGCAGCTTGCCGGGATTGGCGGCGGCGCCTGCGAGGTACTCGTCATGCAGGAGGTCGATGCCCTTCATCATAGCGCCGGAGGTGCCAGCAAGCTCGCGGCAGTCGCCACCACACTCGCCAGACAGCTTGACGGCCATGCGGATGCCGCCCTTGTGGCCATCAGAAGGCTTGGGGCCGCGATCAGTACCGAAGGGAACCATCTGGAAGTCAGGCGCCGACCCGGCGTTAAACAAGATCCAGCCGACCTCAAGGTTTTCAAAGTCGAAGACAGCCTTGAAGTTGCGGGTGATGTCGTGAGGCGTCGAAACGCCATCCTCACGATCCACGCGGAAGAAACGACCCGCGCGGGCGTCGAACTTCACGATGGGAAGGAAGTCAGCCCCGCCGCCGGAGCCACCGTATGAGAAACCAAGTGCCATTGTCATTACTCCATGATGGGGCCATATGGCTGACCCCTTGCCTTTGCCCACATGGGCGAAACTTGATCAGACGAGTGGGGTCCACCCACACCCCCGGTTTACCCGGCGTTCTCCTTAAACTAC